GATGTCAGCCGGGCAACATTAGAAGATGCCTTATTTATTACATCCGAATATGAAGCCATCCCATTTTCACCCTTTTTTATGAATGCATCGTAATTCGTCTTTTCTACATCTGACAATGCAGTATACAATTCATCGATAGAACGGGTTAATTTATTCGTATCCGAATTCAATTTTTCATAAGAAGCCCCTAATGACTTATTGGAATTTTCAGCAGATTTACTAATCGAATTCTGTTGTTGCTGAACTGACTTTAACAGATTCAATTCCTTTGTTGTAGCATTCAAAGAATCCGTAAGTTCTGATTGAGAATAAGATAATCTTTCTGCATCCTCAGAAGCTTTACGAATAGTTTCACGTCCCTCTTTTGTTGCACCGGATACTTTTTTAAGGGAATTACTAAGCTGTTCCGCTTCTTTTTTCACCTTCGCAAGAGCAGACTCATATATGCCTTTCAATTCTTCTAATTGCTTGATCAGATCGGTTATTGAACTGTCAGGCTTAATAAGATCACTGTATTTTATAGGATTATTGTTATCTGCCATCTTATTTTGATTTGTTTTTTGACTTCAAAGACTTCTTTATGAATTCAAATGCGTTGTAATATTCTAATACAGTGTACTTCTTTGCATTGACATGTAGATGTTGTGCAATCATAAGACACATATTTTCGAATTGTTTATCATACTGTATTTCTACACTGTCGGTTCCGGAAAAAGACTGAGGATTGGTATAAGTAATCAGTTGACCTGTCAGATCATCGATTTCATTACTTCTATCAACTCCCTCAATGGTACTATTCAGCATTAGCAGTGTTCTTTCCCTCAAAAGATCATAATACTCCTTCACGGTAGAATCATCAAACAGCATGGGGAAATACAGTAGCATCTCTTCATCTATTTTTTTTTTGACCGATTCCATATGGTCGGTCAGTTCCTTATTCGTCGCTTCTGCAAACAGATCCAACACTTTCTGTAATCCGTCATCGGTTAAATCATCTACCAATTTTCCGTCTATGCTTTTTACCAATGCTGCAAATGCCAGATGTTTCGGGCTTATTTCTGATTGTATGAAATAGATGTTCTGCCGGATGTTTCCTATCTCCTTTTCAGCCTTATCCGGCTGGTTTAAACGGCAATACCTTACTACTTTTTCCATATGTGCGTCCCAATCACTCAGATCGGAACCTACACCGGCATCTATAAGAAGCATTTTATTGTACTTATGAAACCTGACAATCGGTAATTCATCAATACTGTCATATAACTCAACCTTATGCTTTGCAAGTACTATTTTTCTCATAACAGACACTTGATTAATGGAGTGGAACAAAAAGGTATTAACAATGATGTTAAATCGCCTGTTATAACTGCACAAATAACAGACAGAAATACAGAAACCCACCATGACAGACAAAAGTTACACAATGCCATCTCTGAGAAGAAATCATTACCGTGAACCTGCATCCACTCAATAACTCTCCATTTACGCAACAATGAAAGAATAAATGTCGCCAACAGTGCGACAATAACCATATGATATAAAAAATCCTGCATACTCATTTACTATTGATTATAACATGTCTCTTTAACCGTCATCACACCTTCGAATCTGAATCCGGCAAATGGATGCATCAAAAATTGATTATCCAATTCGTTGAATGTAAATCCTTTAAAAACATTCTCCGCACGTTCGTATATACGGTTAATCTTAATACTTCCAGATTTAAGCCAGAAACCACCATTCAACGCACGCATGATTTGAAACTTTACGGCTTCCGTATTGCGATTGTCAGCCTCATTGGTAACCCTACGCATATCCACCCATACAATAAGCGAAAATTGAGCCTTATAGTCAGATTGCCTGCCTGTGATCCAATCCACATCCTGCGGATCATCAATTACAAAAAATGAAAAGTTACCCAACACTTTATCATCCGGTGCAATCAGTATATAATCATTGCCACCTGCATATACATCAGGTGTATAATATTTCTTTCCGTTGATGGACTTCACAAGACGTTCTGCACGTCCGAAGCTATGATCCAGCCACGGAAGATTATCAGCTAACCCTTTCTGTATATCGGATATCACCCTATCGAATAATTCTGGA